CTCGTTTCTTTACTGCGGGCATGAACTTTGCGCCAGGCACCTCAAAGGTAAAGTGTTCGCTCAGTTCAGAGACGATATGGGGCGCACACTCCGTCATTTGGAGCATGGCATAGTTCTTCATGGTGAACTTTATTACTTCCACAGATGCCTGTTCTTTTCTGCGTCACGGAATGTGATTGCAGTGATAAAGAATGCACCAAGTAACACAAGGTGACCAGCGACACTGTAAATACCATAATAAATCGTCCACCCTGCCCAGAATGTAAACGCAACCGTCCACATCACAGACAGGTAGAACATGAGAATGAACTGAGTCAACTCATTGGGTATGTGACGTAGAGGGTTTATTTTCAAATCAAAAAAGAAATCGTATAGATCTCTTACTGCGTATCCAACCTTTTTAATCATCGTATTTTTTCCATCTCTCTAGAGTTTCTCTGTGTATTTGTTCATGTGAGTAGTACATAGTTATACCACCGAAAACCATCGGACACATGAACACTGCAAGAAGACCAAGTAATCCAATATCCATTACCAGTTATGCACCACGTTTGCCATTATGAAAAAACACGTAAGAAAATTAACGCCCACAATAACAGTGCGTAACAGTGCAACGTAATTATCATACGGTTCCGTTTTGTCATCGGAGAATCCACCCAAAGCGTATTTCCAAATTGTCCAAATCTTACCCATTAAGAATTTTGTCACGTTCCGACATTAGTTTTTGAAGTGATTTTTCGATTTCCAAAAGACGGTCGCTGCGTTCTTTGTCCTGTTCAGATTGCATTACCACTCTCTTGTTGATGTTGGTTTCAATGCACAACACCATCTCAGATGTTTGTAACTGTGCCGCCTTCTCACCGGTCAAATATCCCGGCCAAGAATAACCTTCACCCAAACAATCTATTTCTGCACCTGAGAAATGAGTAGCATATGGTTCAATACCCTCTTTCTTTTTGAGATAACCATCTGAGTGTTTACCCCAGATAGAATCTGCATTTGCGAGAGTAGGGATGGTTGCTAGTACCGCGATTGTCAGTAATTTCTTCATTAGAATCCTGCCTCAAATTTTTTCCATTCAATAGTATTACGGATAGTCTGGTGTCGCCACTTGAGGGTCTCCAGTATATCCTTGAGAGTATCTATAACAGTTTTAAGATACTCGATTCGTGCTTCGGACTCTTGTAACTCAGGGTCCGCCTCCACAAACTGCGCCATGTCACCTTTGAGAATCTTCAGACCGTCGAATGGATCATACGCCCAACCGAACCGTTCGATCTCTTCCTTTGACAGTTTACCGTGATACCACAACCACTTGTTCTTCATGAGGATGGACTGTTTGAACTCTGCATCCTTGAGTTTGATCTTTGCGGTTGCGTGTAACTCTAGGTACTTGGCATGTAAAACGGTTGTCTGGACTGAACTCGCGTCCAGTGCATTCATCTCAATTGGAGCTTCCTTCTTCCACTCCTCACATATTTTTTCAAGGTTCATTTCAAATTCCGTAGTTATAAACTACTCTAGTATATCATTTAAACTCGAAGTAGTCAAATCTAAATGTCACGGGGAACGACAAATATTGTTCCGCTACCGTTGCATTCATCTGTATGTTACCTATAGATATAGGGAATCCGTTAAGGTAACGGAACTGACGATTTACGTTATTATGACTTGACAACACCGCTACAGTTATGTCATGATAGGAAGGTGCAGTATAATCCACTTCACCACTGCCCAGACTTTGAGTGGCGAGGATGTGTTTTTCGTTGACAGCAGAGATCATCCAGTTGTAGAGTTCTCTGTATGAGTTCATATCTTCATCAAGGAGAACTTCCATTGACAGTTGACCAAAGTCGACCGTGTCACCAACAAAGGGCACGGACGCTCGCGGGAATCCTATCTCTGAGGGTGGCAGACTCGCATCGGGGTGTGCGATTGACTGTGCATAAAATTGTAGATTGGGGAACTCACGACGGTTGATAACGACCTTGAATCCACTAGGTTGTAAGTAGTTTGTCCCGCAATCAAAAGTATTGGATGCCATACTTGATTTCCTGTATAAATTGTAGTATAATGTCCTATCAAATGAGAGAACTATTTCTATTTATATGAAAGATTTACGTACACCTTTGCGATATCCCGGCGGTAAGTCCCGTGCAACTGACTTTCTGTTTTCCCGTGAGAATCTGCCTGAGAGACCCATCAAAGAGTATCGAGAACCGTTTCTTGGTGGCGGCAGTTGTGGTATCGCATTTTCCAAGAAGTTCCCCAAGACACCAGTATGGGTCAACGACAAGTATTACAAACTGTACTGTTTTTGGGTGACACTTCAAAAAGAGGGAGATGCCCTCACCAAGAAGTTGCACGAAGTGAAAGACCAACTGTCAGATACTTCAGACCCCGTACAGGCACACTGTGACTACTATCATGTCATGCGTGAGGGTTTGAATACCGCAACCAACGAGTTTGATATTGCGTGGCAGTTCTATGTTATGAACAGATGCTCGTTCTCCGGTCTAGGAGAGACGACAGGATCTTTCAGTAAGGATGCACATGAGATGACGTTCACCCACCGTCTCATATCCAAACTCCCTAAGTTCTCGTACATCATGAGAAACTGGAAGATCACAAACGAAGACTACTCTGTACTCTTCGACGACGATCCCGATGCGTTTGTCTTTGCAGATCCACCCTATGACATCAAGTCATTCATCTACGGTGACAAGGGTAACATGCACGACTCCTTTGACCACAAAGAGTTCTTTGAATGCACAGACGCGTCTAACAATATGGTGCAGATTACGTACAACTCTAACGAGACGTTACGTGACGCGTATCATGAATGGAACCAGAAAGAATGGGACTTGACATACACCATGCACTCTGGTCAAAAGTATCGAGAAGATGAACACAACCGTAAGGAACTTCTCATATGGAATTATGATGTACAAACTGAAATGACACTAGAAGGATTTTTTTAATGGAATCATATTATGAAGCACTGAGTGAAAAGACAAGATCTCAGATGTCAAACGTAACAATGAATGTTGAGACAGGTAGGATTCAAGTGATTGACTCTCGACCAAAACATGCGGGGAAGAGTGCACAGGAATCTGGTAAACTGTTCGAAGACGTAATGGCAGATGTCTTTAATTATTGCAAGATTAGTTATGCGAGACAAGTCCCCTACATTGATCACTATGGTCAAGATAAGAAGATTGATTTTAAGTTAAGACTACCAAAACAAATCATGATACCACAATTGCGGAATGTCATGGTAGAGTGTAAACAGTTGGGTGATTGTCAATCTCATATTGAGAAGATTGATCATTGTCTCATGAACTTTTATAACGGTAGTTATGGAAATCACTTCTGGTTGGTGGTTGATTACAATCAGGAGAATACTGCCGCTCGACGTAAAGTTGAATTGATCGAACATCGACTTGCAGAGATTGGTGCAAACTGTTTATTGCAGAATCGTCACATTAAAATGATGACACCTCAAGAAGTATATAATTACGTTCGTGATGGACGTAACGGTTGGTATTAAAAAAAAGGGAGTCCGAAGACTCCCCAAAAATGATCCCTAAAAGGATTCTTTTTATTACCGATCTTATGTGAGGATGTTGTCCACACGGAAGATACGATAGTACTGGTTAGTACGATCAGTCGCAAGACCGTCTGAAGGTGTAGAACCAACGTATGGGTTTGATACCATGCCGTAACGAGTCTTGAACCCGATACGTGGTTGGAAATCGTCCTCACCAACCGCACGTACCATTTGCAGAGGTACGTATGGGCAGTAGAACACACCTGAGTCATATGGGTTAGTACCCTTATAACCGACAGTTACGTAGTCACCAGTTGCATATGGATCGATGTACACACGTGTACGACCGTTCAATACACCAGCGAATGTGTTACCAGTGTCATCTACCTGAAGGTTAGTTGACAATGATGGAGTGTAATCAAGCATACCAGCAGCAACAAGAGCAGTAGCAACATCTGAAGAACAGATGACTACGTTACCCTTACCACGACGAGTTTCTTTTGCGATTACGTTGCACTCGCGCTCGATCTGAACAAGCAGACCCTTGAACTTCTCTACAGACCAACGACCGTCAGAGTCCGATGAAAGGTCAAAGATACCTTTAGTGGT